TCCAACATTTTGTCGCAACCAGCCCGAACCAGCCTGAATTAGCGCCAACTGGCCATGATCGGCCGAGACTGGAAACGATCATCCCAGACCATGCCGGGTCACTAGCTGGACTTGTGGGGGACATGGCTAAGAGGGTGCTGCAGATTGATTTGATGCCGTGGCAAATACATGCTCTTGAAGGGATGCTGGCGGTTGACGCTGATCAGAAGTTTGTGCATCGCTCAAGCCTTGTTTCGGTTGCCCGTCAGAACGGCAAGACGACAATCATTCAGGCACTCATTTTGTTTTGGCTTGTGGAGATGCCAAAGATCAGGGGCGGTAAGCAGACCGTGGTATCTGGCGCGCACCGATTGGATTTGGCTTGCCTGTTGTTTGATGATCTGGCACCAATCCTTGAGGAGTATTACGGCGCCAAGATCGTCAAGTCTTACGGCCGTTATCAGGCCACCATGCCAGACGGCAGCAAGTGGTGGGTCAAAGCATTAAAGCCAAACCAAGGTCACGGTATGAGCATTGACCTAGTTGTTGTTGACGAGTTGTTTGACGTCAATCCTGACTCGGTTGAAGGCGGTCTGTTGCCGGCACAGCGTGCGCGCAAAAATCCTTTGGCGTGTTTCTTCAGCACAGCTGGCACCGAGGAATCCGTGTTGTTCGCGCGCTGGAGAGAAGCGGGCATTCGAGCAATTGACAAAGGAACACCGTCCACGATGTACATGGCCGAATGGTCGCCAGACCCAAGCCTTGACCCGCTGCATCCGTCGTCATGGGCGTGGGGTAATCCTGCGCTCGGTCACACGTTGGACATGGACACAATTAGGCAAGAGTCAACGAACCCTGATCGCGCGTCGTTCTTGCGCGCATCCCTCAACCTTTGGGTGAGTGTTGTGCGCGGTTGGATTGAGCCAGGGCGCTGGCCGTCTCTTGAATACACAGGGGACATCCCTAGCGGTGGGGTCGTAGCGATTGAATCTTCGCTGGACGACTCCCGATACAGCGCGACTAGATGCGTCAACTTGTCGGACGGTCGGGTGCTCGTCACCGTCGCGTTCATTGCCGAATCAATCACAGAGCTGTGGGACAACGTGCAAGAACTCGCCAAAGACCCAACAATCAGGTTTGCGTTGTCGCCGACTGTGGACGCAACCTGCCCGCCAAACATCGAGCGCCGCCGAGTGGTTGTCGGCTATGCAGAACTTGGACGGTTTACACCACTTGCCAAAAACATGATCGCTGAAGCGCGACTGTTACACACGGGAGAAAAACTGCTTGCCGAACATGTCCAGCGCGCCGTTGCTGTTCGCACCGACAACACGATCGTGCTATCAAGCAAGCGATCACCTGGGCCAATCGAATTGGCGCGCACAATGGTCTGGGGAATCGGCATGTGTGCGCGTCCAGCCCACACAGGTAAACCCATGCTGGTTGCCGTTAACCACTAACATTTTCGTCGGCGACCGCACGTTCTTGCCTTTTGTCGGAATCGGATAAGTCTCGTGCGGTTGCCACTTATATGGCAAAGTAGGAACATGGCATTATTCGGCAAACCAAAAACATCAGCAATTAGCGTCCCTGCAAAGGTGACAGCTGCGACTGGTTTTGCTCCTGGTTACTCGTCGTCCAATGTTGGCGTCAACATGATCGGTCAGTACTACACCTACCGCGAAGGCGAAGCGCGCAACCAGGCAATTAGCGTCCCGACAATTAACCGCGCGCGCGACCTTATGGCGTCAGTCATTGGTTCAATGCCATTGCGAATGTACAACGAAGTTTGGGATGCCAACGAAGAAGAAATGACAAAGGTTTATATTGAGCCACGTTCTTGGATTCGCAGACCAGACCCAAATGTAAGTTTTCAGTTTCTTATGTCATGGACGCTGGACGATCTGATGATGTTCGGTCGGGCTTTTTGGTACATCACGGAGAGGTATGCTTCGGGCCATCCCGCTGCGTTTACTCGACTGCCTGCAGGCTCAATTACAACAACCGACATGGCTGGCCCTGTGTGGTTTGCTCCGTCGTCACAAGTGTATTTTCAAGGCGGAGAAATTGACCCAACAAACCTTGTGCAATTCTTGTCGCCAGCGCAAGGCCTGATCTACTCGGCACCTGGCGCAATTGAAACCGCACTTAAATTAGAAGCTGCGCGCAATCGCAACGCATCGTCAAGTATTCCTGCCGGCATCTTGCGTCAGACCGAAAACTCAGAACCCTTGGATGCTCAAAGTCTCAGCGATTTGGCAGCCCAGTTCAATGCGGCGCGTGCCTCGAATCAAACTGCTGCTTTGAATCAGTACTTGACTTACACAGAAACAAACGCAACGCCTGACAAAATGTTGCTCATTGAAGCATCGCAATATCAGTCTTTGGAAATGGCGCGCATTGCAAACGTGCCACCGTATTTGGTTGGCGTTGCTACTGGTGCTTATTCATACCAGTCATCACAACAAGCGCGCGCAGACCTTTACCTATTCGGTGTGAAGTTGTATGCCGATGCAATCGCTGGCGCGCTGTCAATGGACAACGTGCTACCGCGCGGAACATACGTCGAGTTTGATGCCGACGAATACCTAGAAGAAAACTTCATGGCCGACAGCATGGACGACAGAGAAACAGTTATAGAAGAAAACACACAAGAGGAGATCGCATCATGATCAAATTAATTGCAGGAGAGTTCACACTTGACGCCGCCAAAGGCGACGCACCACGACGCACAATCAGCGGAACCGCAGTTCCCTACAACGTGCCAGCAACAGTTTCGGACGGCACAGCTGTAATCTTCCGCCCAGGCTCATTGCCAGTCGAGGGCAAAGCACCGCGTCTTTTTATGTACCACCAGGCTGATATGCCAGTCGGTGTTGTAACCGAGCGTGTAGACACCGAACAGGGAATGTTGTTCAGCGCAAAGATCAGCGCAACCAGCCTTGGCAATGACGCGTTGGTTATGGCGATGGACGGCACAATTGACCAAGTATCCGTTGGCGTAAACCCAACCAAGTTTTCATACAACGAAGCAGGAACCATGATTATCGAAGCAGCGGATTGGACAGAGTTGTCGCTCGTTCCGATCGGCGCGTTCGGTGACATGGCGAACATCGCCAGCGTCGCTGCGAGTATCCACCAAGAGCCAGAAGAAGTAGTGTTAAATGAAGAAGTAGTCCCAGAACAGGAGATAGAACCCATGTCAGAAGTAACCGCACCAGCAGTTGAGGCAACAATCCCAACCGCGCCAATTTTTGCACAGGCTAAAAAAGAGTTTGTATTGCCATCTGCTGGCGAATACATGGCCGCGTACCACATCGGTGGCGACACGTTCGCAAACATCAACAAGGCTGTTGCTGAATACACAGCATCAAAGCGCACACCATTGCAAGCAGCCGCGGGCGATCAGCTCACGACTGACACACCTGGTTTGCTCCCTGTTCCAGTACTTGGGCCATTGGTTCAAGACCTGAACTTCATCCGTCCAGTAGTTGAAGCATTGGGTGCACGCGCTTACCCAGACAACGGTCAACAAAAGACGTTTATCCGTCCAACCATCACCACGCACACCGACGTCGGAACACAGTCAACTGAATTGTCAGCTGTAACCGCGCGCACCATGGTGATTGCATCCAACTCAATCAGCAAGACCACTCTTGCAGGTCAAGTCACTTTGTCAGTACAGGACATTGACTTCACTTCGCCTGCAGCAATGGCATTGATCTTGAATGACCTCATGGGCGAATACATGATCACTTCGGACAACTTCGCAGCAGACAACCTGTTGGCCGCAGCAAACGCATCAGGCGTTTGGGACGGCACCGTAGCCGACTTGCTCAAGTCCGTTTATGACAGCGCAGTTGACATCTCGAATGGCCGTAACTTCACCCCAACACACATGTTTGTTTCACCAGACGTATGGGGTCAACTCGGACAACTCGCAGACACAACTGGCCGTCCAGTATTCCCATTCATCGGTGCTGGCCTCACCGGTCAGAACGCACTCGGTGGCGGAAACGCAACATCATGGAACGGCAACCCACTCGGACTTCAGCTTGTAGTTGACAGCAACTTCGCAGCCAAGACCATGATCATCACCCGTGTTGGTCAAGGTTCAGGCGACGCATTCGAGTTCTACGAATCAATCCGTGGCTTGATGAGCGTTGAAGTACCTGCAACCCTTGGTCGCACAATGTCATTCCACGGATACGTCA